GCGTATTTCATGTTAATACCTAGCATTTTGATGTTTGTACCATCTAAGTGGATATTTCTAGCTACATTCATATCACCATAAGGTGTTGAGAATGTTGTAATATCTACGCCAAGAACTTTCTTTTTGCCAGTCATAGCAAAATCAGCTCTCATGTTAGGCGATATTTCTAGATTATTTTTAAAGTATCCACCAAGTTTGTGCATCCAGTTAAATACAGCTGTACTAACGAAGAATACTGTTGCAGTACTAGAATTATATCTAGGGTCTACATAGTTAGACATATCATCTAAGAAGTCATCTGCTGTCTTAGTATTGATATCTAAGCTAAATGAGTTACCGAAGTTAGATATATAGTCTACAACACCTTGAGTATATTGAACACCACCTTGAGATGTTTGAGAACCAAACAATAACGATGTTTCAATATCAAACTTATGTTCGATTAGTTTTTCTTTCCAAACACGAGCCCACTCATTAGGTTCATATTTTAAAACTGTTGCACGAGCTGTATTAGTCATTGCGCAAGAAGTTTTCCATATTTGAGTTAGTCCATGATTGGTAGAATAAGGCTGATCTTTCCAAGTTTCTGGATAACCAGACCCCTCTGCAAAAGCAGTACCAACAACATATGATCTAGAGCCTTCTAAAGTTGAAGCGATAGATTTATCAGCTACTACTTCATCACCTGCAGAATCGTCAGAAGGACTAAAGTTATTTGTGTGGAAAGAAGCTAATTCATTACTTCCACCAACCTTAACAATAGAACCATCAACTCTAACGCATTCTTTACTATCTTTAGTTAAATCAGAAACAACATTTGATATTTTAACTAAATGATAGTCAGTAGGTGCTCCAGCACCACCAGCAACAGATGTTACAGGAACTTTAATAATTTGACCTGGAATAAAGAAAGCAGGCCTAGTATTAGTTGCTCCTACATCATATTTGCTACTTGTGTTTCCATACACGTTTTGCACGTTACCTTGATTTGAGTAATCAGTTGCCATGTAAAGTTTTACATTGTGACCTAAAGCTGAAACTGCTGCCCCAGCATCAGACTGATCTAGTTCTGCATCAGCGAACTCATCAGCTCCATTACTTACAAATCCCATTACATATGCATATCTTTTATGCCAAGAATCTCTTTTTTCAGTCCACTTAAATTGTGGATCATCAGTAGGCTTTTTACTTGCCTTAGACAAAAATCTGAAAAAAGGATCTTGTGCGATAGCCAGTTCAGATACTCGGTCACCGAAATTATACTTACGCCTGATATCACCAGTGCTTAAGTCGGTACTAGTACCTGGACCACGACCATCGAAATCCGCCACCGTTAAATCGGTATTGGGCGTTACGACGCTTAAATAGTCTTGAGCCATTTTAAGAATCTCCTTTTAGTTATTTTTAATTATCTACTCCGCTAAGAAGATTCTACTTCAATCTTAGCCGAATAGGTTGTCTAAGTCGCTATCACTGCCAACTAACGCATCAAACACTTTATCATCTGGATTAGATGGTGGTGTTTGACTATTAGTATTACTTTGGCTAACAGGCATATTACGAACATTCTTCATCTGGTTTAGCATATCTTTACGAGTGCTATTGGCTACATTCTTTTCTGTTTTATCTTTATTAACAAGATAATAAACATCATCAAGTGTAAGTTTTCTTTCCCTAGCTTGATTAGCTAGTTCTTCAAACTGCTCATCAGTCATGTTATGTCGTTTTTTAAACTCAGCTGTTTCTTTTTTCTTAACTAAGGCTTGCTGCATTTTAGCCGCATTTTCTTTTTCCTTATTAAGAATATTTCCAACTCTGTTATTAACAACTTTATCAATTTGAGCTTCCATAACTTTTGCAGATGCAGATTCAGGATTGTCAATCGCTTCTTGTGCATCATAAACAAAATCTTCTGGAAGATTCATTTGTTCTTTAACAGTCTTTGATGGAGCACCACCATTTTCCAGATACTCTCGAACGTGCCTTACTAGGCCTGTATCTTGTTTCATAGCATCGAGAACAGGGATAAAAGGTTTCAGATCCTTGAGCTGCTTGGCCATTTTAGTAGCTTCTCGGCTTGAATCCTGGTATCTCTTTTTATAGGAATTGTTCCCTTCATTCCTTTCGCCTACAGTATTGGAGCCTTCCTGTTTATTTTGGTGAGTTACCCTTGCGGAGTCACCTGTTGGATTAGGAGGGGTTACCTCAGTAGTGGCCTCTTGATTAATTGCCTCATTAATAAAATCACCCTCATTGGTGGCCCCATTAACTTGCTTTTCAAGACTGCCAAAAAAATCATTTGAAGCTTCGGAGTTAAAAGAAGGAGTTTCGTTAACCGCCTCTTCTTTTAAGTTACCTTCTTGCTCATTGCTCATTATTTCTCTCCTTTTTTATTTAAAAAATCTGTCATAGTTTACGACTCTTCTTCTGGTTCAGGCAACTGATTTATATAATTATCAACTGCCATTTTCATTTTAGTGTTTTGAACATCTGCATTATTAGCCATAACACTTTGTAAAGTTTTCTGTTTAGCCTCTGTTAAATTGTAAGATTTATCAAGTTTAGATTTAGTTTCTTCTTTCTTTTTATTAATCTCCATTTCAGCTTGCATAACCTTACCTTTAATACCAGCTTGCACAAGTTGTCTTTGAAGCGTTTCAATAGCACCTTCCTTGTCTTTAAGAGCTTCCTCCATAGATTGCAACTGTGATTGCATTTGAGAGTACATACTCTTACGTTGTGCAATTTTATCTTTATTTCTAATATCAGTTTCTGCAAGTACAGCCATATCATCTACTACGCCCATTTGCATAAGTTCTTTTAGCTCAGATAAATAAGCCCATCTATTAACTGGCAATGTAGATCCAGCTATTATTCTTACATCAAACTTAGCAACTGCATAGTCCATGTATTTACCAATAGCTTCACCCATATCATTATACATAGGTATGTTTATCTCTACTTGTCTTTCTTCTTGTAAAGCACTTGGCTGCACTATTCTAAATGTTTTGTGCGCAGAATAAACACTCTGTGAAAACTGTTTAACTATTGTACCCAATTGCTTTAAAGCAGGTTCTAATGAATTGTTCATCCATCTTTTAATTCTTCTAGTTCCATACTCATCTAATGCTAATAAACCTCTATATGTTTCAGATGCACCACCAGAGTCACCCATCATAGAGCTATATATACCAGCTAAGTACTCCATATCATTTTTAGAGCTTTCTACTATTTGAAAGAATGCACTATTAAGTGGAGCTGGCTGTACAGGTGTTGGAGGAGCTGCACCAGGTCTTATTGGTAGTAATGCGCCAGGAGAACTAGAATATTGTTCCCACATATCTGTATCAACAGATCCTTCTTCATACATCCATCTAAGAGATGAGCCTAAACTTGCATTATGTACTAGTAATTGATGAGCCTTATTAACTTCTCTTTGTTTGCCAATAAGTGGTGAAACAGCTGATATTGGATAGGGTGTGCCTGTCCATTTAAAATGAAAAGGTATAATAGGGTACTCTGTTATGCCGTGAGGTAATACTATTTGAAATAGTGTTTTATCTCCAGCTACAGTAGTTTGCTGTATTCGTGTTCCGTAAAAAGGTACCGCTTCGACCACATTTTTGGCAAATTCTTGATCTTCAATAAGTATTTTAAACTCTTCTTCTGAAACTACTTGATTACCTGTAGTAGTTGCATCCTGAACCATTTTACTAGTTAATTCTTGTTGAGCTGTTTGTAATTGGCTTTGCATCATTTCTTGAGCCTTCTTAACTTCAAGTTCATATCTTTCTGGTAGCATTTGTCCAGATTGTACAGCCATTTCCATTTGTTTAGTTTGCTCTAGAAATTCAACACTCATTTCTTCGCTCATTTCTTTTATTCTTGCCTCAACTTCTTTCTGTATTTGCTTTAAAACCTTAGGTACAGGAGGTATTGTATAAAATACATTCATAAATTTTACTTTAATCTTTTCATACAATTCAAAGTATTCTAGCAAATCGTCATTTTCAGCTGTTTCAGTATTTACAGATTCACTTGGGCTAATATCTTTGTAGTCAAAATCTTTTTGTAAGTCGTAGTTTTTTTCAGAGTAAGAAGACTCATTGGCTTTATCTGAAGACGCTTTATTTATTTTAGAAATATATTGAGGAAATGATTTTTTTAAATGTTCTTTAGGCAATACTTTCCTTACAAGTATAAAACTAGCATCTCTAAATAACATATCTCTCGATTTAGGATCAACAAATAAATCAAAAGGTTCTGGTTGCTTTAAAACAACATCACCCATACCTTGGTCAGCATCTGGATTTACATCAACTTGCAAATACCCTACACCCTTGCATATAGAATCATTTATTGCATTAGCATATAAAGAAGAACCGTCTGATAAATCCCATATATAATCAGCCATATCAGAAAATACTGCAGCTACATCTGTATCTGAGCCATCAGTACCAATAGCTTGCCATCGTGGTTTATTAGCAGTAGCATAAAAATTAAGCATTTCAACAACAGGCATTATACGATTAATTGTAAATGTAGGCATGCCTTGCTCTTCAAGAGCTATTCTTTCTGATTCAGTTAATTGATTGTCATTAGAAAAGTCAAATCCTTTTTGATTGACATATTCCCATTGAGTTCTACTTTCCCCATTTGCAATATCAAATATTGCTTGGACTCTTTCTGCTTTTTTATCTCTTCTCTTTGCCATTTATTATCGCCTTCTTGATGTTCTGCCTTGATATGCAGCCACTCTATGTTCACCTAAATCAGTACCATAATATTGTCTAGAGCCACTTCTACCTCGAACATCACCCCAATATCTATCCCCTTTAGAGGTTGCAAGCGATCCACCATGGTAGATATATTCCCCAGTTTCTTCGTTAACGGACCTAACACCACTTCTTTCTTTAACATCTGTTAATCCGCAAGATCCGTATGCCTCTCTCAGTCCTTCACCACCTTTCATTTTTCTTTGCATACACTTTTGAGCACGTTTAACTCCTGGAGTATCT